TATTCAATCCTTTGTTCTCCATAATACGACCAAAGTATAAGAGATACTTGTCTGGTGTTGGATTGTAAGTCCATTCACTTACATCAAAGTAATTAGGAATGACCCAATGATAGTCACTGCCATGCTTTTGTTCTCGTCCCATATGATAGTGATACCATGCATAACTTTCATAGACACGGAATGGTTGATAGGCATAGGGATACCCAATACCCGTTTCTACTTTGTGTTGTTTGAACATCTTAATGGCATCTTGATGACTATGACCAAATGGGAGACAGATGATGTCCCATGGTCCGACTGTTTGTATAAGAATATTTTCCAATCGTTGATTGAATGTCTTGTAGAGAATGTTGTTACTATCTACCAAGTCACCATAGAAGTCTGATGGTTGCCTATCACGACCATACTTTTCTCTGATGACTTGATTACGAAGGTCATCCCATTCATCAATGGACAGAACATCTACATGCGTAGTTGCCCCACTCTGTCCACCTTGTATACCATAATGAAAAACCTCATAACCCACCGAACGCATCATTGGACTAAATCGTTTGATTTTACCAGTGAATGCACAATGACTGTATTCATCAGTCGTTTGGGTATGAGGCAGTGCGAGTAAGTGTAGTTTTGGTTGCATAATAAAAACCCCAAGGGTTAGGTGACTATTTATAAGTATCAGATAAACAAGGATATCTTTTATGGAATGGTTATACAACGATAAAAAAGTTACAAACATCCCCGACGATGCTATTGCATTCGTCTACAGAATCACCAATATGGTCACTGGTAAATCCTATATTGGAAAGAAACAATTCTACTCCTATCGTAAAGTAAAAAGAAAACGCACCAAACGGGAGTCCGATTGGCGCGTCTACTTTGGCAGTAATAAACAACTACTTGCCGATATTACTCTATATGGAGCAGAACAGTTTCGTAGAGATATCCTACACTTCTGTTCAAAGAAAGGTGAAGCATCCTACTATGAAGCGAAATATCAATTTGAATTTGATGTGCTTCGTCATCCCGACTTGTGGTACAACACATGGATTATGTGTCGTATTCACCAGAAACATCTAGATTAACTAGGTTCTTCCCAACAACAAGTCGTTTCATTCAATACTGCAGTTTCTGATGGTTTTGGTGCGATAAACGCATCTCTACCAGCATCATAGGTGTACCCAATACCTGCATAATTCTTTCTAAATGGTGTACCACCTTCGGTGTGTTGACCACAGATGGTATTGTAACTGGTGCGTTTTCCACCATAATATTGTTCCCAATCTCGTCCTTCAGTGCCTTCGTCTTTTCCAACGATGACCTGAAGGACGATGTTGTTTTCATCTAATAGTGCGTAATGTGCCATTGGTAATAAACTCCTTTTTTATATGAAGGTAACAGTATCAGAAGTTCCTGCTGCGGTGACTTCATAGATTACATATCCACTACCGGTGTGTGCGGTATCTAAATTATATGCTACACCAGAGGTAAAGATTGGAGTGTAATAGGCTAATGTTGATGTATATGCTGCGGATGATACTGAACTATTGTATGGTACACGGAATCTGACAACACCTGAACCACCTGCATATCCATTTGTACTAGTTCCACTAGCACCACTACCACCATCACCGCGATTAGAATCACCAGCAACACTTGGACGATATGATGCATTTGGTGTTGCACCACCACGAGCCATAAGGTCGTGATTTTGAATTGAGCAACTTATACCCAATCCACCAAAGTTGACGGAACCAGTACTGAGTGCACCACCACCACCTGCTGGGTTGGTATCACCATTACCAGTACCACCACCAAATCCTTGTGCAGTAGTTCCAGCACCACCATTTGCAAATCCTGCACCACCACCGCCTGCGCCACCTGCTACACCTACTAGTTGACTAATAGAACCACCACCGCCACCACCAGATGCTGATATTGGACCAAAGATAGTAGTACCACCAGTGGACCCCTGTGCAGTTGTTACTGTCGCACCTGCACCACCTGCACCAACAGTTAGTCGGTATGGTGTATTATTATAAATCTTTAAGTCTGGTTCTAGACTACTACTTTGTCCAGATACAGAAATTCCACCACCACCAGTATTGGTACGATAACCACCTGCACCACCACCACCGGCATGTTGAGTACTATTTCCTTTACCACCACCACCACCACCTGCGACAACAACATATTCAATGTCAGTTGGAACAACACCAACCTTATACCATTCATTGTATTGTGCGTTGAAGTATTCCATGCCGTGAAATGTACTGTTGTAGCGTAACATACCACCAACTGCACTTGATGTGGCGATTTGTTGTGCCGTTGTACCTGCTGCGATTTGTGTTGCACCAGTATCACTGATACGAACTGAGCCAGTTACCGTCAATGACCCAGTGATTTCTGCCGACCCCGTATATGGGAATGCGGTTCCACCACCACCTCCACCATTCAATGCGTAGGATGCGGTGAGTGCATAGGATGCTGATGTAACTGACCCAAGTAAGACACTGGCGGTTTCTGCAAATGATGCAGTACCAAGAAGTTTACCACCAGTAATATCAATTGACCCAGTGACTTCAATACCTTGCTTTGTTTGTAGTTTTCTGTTCGCAATGACACGACCATCAGTATAATTTACAAATGATTGAAATTCCAATGGAACATATGCTGACCCTATTTGTGTTGGTCCAACACTTGCACTAAAAGCAATGAAACCAGGGTTGGTATGCCCAGCTAAGACATTTCGTAAAGTACTACTATTGCTTGCTACAGGATATGCGTCAAGTCTAATAGATTGTCCTTCTTTTGTTAATATTATACCAGTATCACGCGGAGACAGAGTAGCAGCAGAAGCACTTTGGAATGTATATCCGCCGGCGGACCCAGATGGTATTGTTATTGCTACAGTGGAAGTAATTACTGAAGTTTGACCCGCGGAACTACTAAGAAGTAATGTATTTTGTCCTGGATTAAATGCTAATACTGCATATGCCCCATTGACATTGTTACTATCTACTGATAGTACATTGTTTGACCCACTTAAGAATGGAATTGGAAAATATGCTGCGTTCTGAGAAACCAAAACAGGAGTAAAACTAGATGTTCCAGATACAGTAAGATTTCCTGTAACTGTTTGGTTACCAGTAAAGGTGTTGGACCCTGTAGTTGCGAATGAACTGGTATCAATCGTTGCGTTCAATGCATACGATGCAGTTTCTGCAAATGATGCAGTACTTGGAGTAAAGGTGATACTCGTTGCTGCACTTGCAGTTGTGCTATAGGATGCACTATCTACCAACAATGATGCGGTTGATACTGCGGTTGGAACCCCATCCACATTACCAATCCATGCATATCCAGCAGTGAGATTTGGTAATTCAACTGGGCCTGGATTTAAGACCAGACCTTGACCACCACTACCACCCTTGGTGACAATACCAAGTAATTGTACGATTGCACTACCTGTTGGTCGTGTAGATGTCCATCCACCACCAACTGCCACATACACTTCAGTACCTTCGGTATATCCAGTAAGATTCATTCCATCAATCTTACCCAAAACAATACCACGGGTAACATTGTTGACCCCGATGGTTTCTGCTGCGATATAGGTAACAGGCATCTTAGTAGCATCACCTGCATCTGCTTTATATACAACTGGTGTTGCACCTTGTGAACCAGAGATATACAATGGGTCACCCTTGGTAACATTTTCACCAGTATAAATGTCCTCAAACAATGTTTGTACATCACCAAATGATAGATTGCCAGAACCATCGGTCTTGATGACTTGACTTTCTAATCCATCAGTTGTTGGATAGATAATACCACTTGCGGTTAAGAATGATGTATTTGTACTACCAGAGACATTAACTGACCCTGTAGCTTGAATACCAGACTTTGCTTGTAACAATCTGTTAGCGATGACACGACCATCTGTGTAATTTGGAAATGTTTCAAATTCTAATGGTACATATGAACTACCAACTGCACCAGCAGAACCACTAAATACAACAATACCTGGATTTATATTTCCTGCCAATACATTTCGTATTGTTGCGTTTGAATTTGCAGCTGGATACGCATCAAGACGAATATATTGACCTTCCTTTATTAATCGGATACCAGTACTTTGAGCAGATAAAACAGCTGACGATTCACTTAAGAAAGAATATCCACCAGATGAACCAGATTGAACAAGAGTAGTAATTGTATCGGGATTCATTGTACTTCTTCCCAAAGAACTACTTACACCAACCGCATTACCAGCAGGATTGAAAAAGAATGGTGTAAATACACTTGCTGTATGTTGAGAATCTATTGCAAATTGATAATCAGAGCCACTTAAAAATGGAATTGGGAAAGTAGTATTATTTTGACTTGCAGTGGTTGGAGTTAGTTTAGTCACCCCCGTAACTGTAAGTGTTCCGCTAACAATTTGATTACCAACAAATGTATTGGAACCAGTAGTTGCCAATGAACTTGTATCTGGCATTGGTCCAGTTTCACCCGTAGGTCCAACTGGTCCTGTTTCACCTGTTGCTCCAATTGGTCCCGTTGCTCCTACTGGACCCGTTTCACCGATTGAACCACTTGGTCCAGTTAAACCTGTTGGTCCTGTTGCTCCCGTCAAACCAGTTGCCCCTACTGGTCCTGTTGCTCCTGTCAATCCAGTTGGTCCAGTTTCGCCTGTTGGTCCGATAGCACCCGTAGCACCAACTGGTCCTGTAGCACCAGTTAATCCAGTAGGTCCAGTTTCTCCTGTAGGACCGATTGGACCCACATCACCAGTAGCACCTACTGGTCCAGTTGCGCCAGTTAAACCTGTTGGTCCCGTTTCTCCAATTGGTCCTGTTGCTCCAATAGGTCCAGTAGCGCCAGTTAAACCAGTTGGACCTGTTTCTCCAGTTTCACCAATTGGTCCTGTTGCACCAGTTAATCCTGTTGGTCCAGTTGCCCCTACTGGGCCAGTAGCTCCAGTCAATCCTGTTGGTCCTGTTTCTCCAGTTGCACCTACTGGACCAGTTGCTCCAGTTAATCCAGTTGCACCTACAGGTCCAGTTGCACCAATTGGTCCTGTTTCTCCTGTTGGACCCGTAGCACCAACTGCACCAGTTAATCCCGTAGGACCAGTAGCACCAACAGGTCCAGTAGCTCCGATAGGGCCCGTTGCTCCAGTTAAACCAGTAGGTCCAGTTTCACCTGTTGCACCAGTAGCTCCAACGGGACCGGTTGCACCAGTTGGACCTTGTGCACCAACGGCACCTTCAAGATTAATTGACCATTGACTGAATGTTCCACTTCCTAAGATTGTCGTTACATTGACTTCAAATCCACCATTGATTGGACTGTAAGTAACGACATCACCTGTCATTTCATTACTAACATCGTAGGCAATTACGATACCTTGTCCTACAGACCATGCAAGTCCAGTAGAACCTGTAAAGAATTGTGAACCTGTTTGAATGGTTAGTGATGCACTACTAGTTGTTGCATATTGGTCACCAATAGGACCAGTAGCACCAGTAGCACCAATAGGACCAGTTGCTCCGATTGGTCCAGTTTCACCAGTTGCACCAGTTAATCCTGTTGGACCTGTTGCACCAACAGGACCAGTTGCTCCAGTTAAGCCAGTAGGACCAGTTTCACCTGTTGGTCCAATAGGTCCAGTTGCTCCTATTGGTCCTGTTGCTCCAATAGGTCCAGTTTCACCAGTTAAACCAGTAGGACCAACTGCACCAGTTGCTCCAGTTAAACCCGTTGCTCCAGTAGCACCTATTGGTCCAGTTTCACCCGTTTCACCGATGGGTCCAGTTTGTCCTGTAGCTCCAATAGGACCAGTTGCACCGATAGGTCCAGTAGCACCAACAGGACCAGTTTCTCCTATGGGTCCAGTAGCACCAGTTAAACCAGTTGCGCCAACTGCACCAGTAGCACCGACAGGACCAGTTTCACCGATTGGTCCCGTTGCTCCCGTCAATCCTGTAGGTCCAGTAGCACCGATAGGACCAGTACTACCAGTTAAGCCAGTTGCACCAACTGGACCTGTTTCTCCTGTTGGTCCTGTTTGTCCGATTGGACCCGTACTACCAGTTAATCCTGTTGGACCTGTTGCTCCAGTCAATCCGGTTGGACCAGTAGCTCCAGTTAATCCTGTGGGACCAACTTCACCTGTTGCCCCAGTTAATCCAGTTGCACCAGTAGCTCCAACTGGTCCTGTTTGTCCTGTTGCTCCTACTGGACCCGTTGCGCCTGTTGCACCAATTGGTCCTGTTGCGCCTGTAGGTCCAACTGGACCTGTAGCACCACCAACAGGAATAAAGTTTGTTGCAACAACTTGTACTGGTTCTTCGGTTACGACAACTTGAATAATATCACTCATAGTCTGTTTCTCCCTTTATGGCTTGGTGATAGAATTACTGACCAAGACCTTTCCTTCTAATGGATAGAGAACAGTGCCATCATTCTTGGTTAACCGAATATCATAATAATAGCATGAACCAGTTAAGACTGCACTTGAACTGGCATGTAATCCTAAATTAAGTAATCCTTCTGTTGGAGAAGTGATACTTGCGGTAAATATTGCTGATGCGGTTGTAGCAGCATAGTCTGCTTTGATATAACTTGACGCTGTGTATTGAGATAGGTCAAATGCCGCACCATTTCCAGACAATATCTTAAATTGTTGGGTATATGTCTCTGCGGTCTGAATTGTAAGATTGTACTTACCGGTTATCATAGTTTCTCCTACGGGTTGGCAACCTGCAGCCAGTTTATGTTATTAATAAATAGTTGACGATTCGTAACTCTTATAAATTATGCACATGCGTCACCCAAATCCAAACACTTCCACTCTGTTTGATTAGTACCGCAATTGTAAGTCAAATAAAATACACCACTACCACACGGACTAGATGGTACACCAGAACCAGCTGGACCAGTAACACCAGTTGGTCCGACAGGTCCAGTTTCTCCTGTTGGTCCTATTGGACCAGTTGGACCTTGTGGACCCGTCACCGTTGGTGTGGCAGCAAAGTCAGCAACAGTTGCATAACTTGCGGTGACTGTTAAGATATTGGTAGATGGATTATACAATCCACGGGTATTGTCATTGTCTGCATACAGAGCACGATTTCCACTATTGTTGTCACTAAAAATCATGTAATATGGAGAATTATCACCTACACCTGTAATAGTAGATGTCTTTGCAATATTCGCATTGGTAGCAAATGATGCAGAAGTTATGGTTCCTGTTACCACACTTGCAGTAGCTGCATACGATGCACTTGTCGCTGATGTTGCTGTTCCTGCCGATGTTGCAAAGTTTGCATTGGTTGCCTGATTGGCTGACGATGCAAAATCAGCAGTTGACGCGTTGGTTGCATAAGATGCCGATGTTGCTGTGGTTGCAGAAGTGGCTGATGTTGCGGTAGTTGCGGTTGATGCATTACCTGTAAGGTTGGTAACAGTAAGTGTATTAGTAGATGGATTGTATGATAGTGAATTTACATCCGTATATACTGGTCTATTACCACTTGTATTGTCTGTAAACGCTACATAGTAAGTAGAATTATCAGATGCTTGATTGACCGCAACATTACTTGTATTGGTTGCTGATGTTGCACTTGTTGCCGATGTAGCCGTTGTTGCACTATTGGCTGTTAATGCATTTGTAGCAAATGATGCAGATGTTGCTGTTGTTGCTGATGTTGCAGTTGTAGCACTATTAGCAGTAGTTGCTGACCCTGCTGAAGTTGCGAAATTAGCTGTTAATGCATTTGTAGCAAATGATGAAGTCAGTGCATAAGATGCAGATGTTGCTGTAGTTGCTGATGTTGCACTGGTAGCACTTGTTGCAGTATTTGCCGTCAATGCATTTGTAGCAAATGAAGCAGAAGTTGCATTAGATGCATTACCAGATATGTTAGTGACAAATAAAGTATCTGTTGATGGATTATAAGTAAGATTATTACTATCTACTTGTAATGCTTTACTTGCTCCTGCTGCATCGGTAAAGATAAGATAGAATGTACTATTTGCTGAAGTTGCAGATACACTAGCACTTGCTGCAGTTGTTGCGGTAATAGAAGAATTAATATTGGTGACCGTTAGTGTATCGGTACCTGGATTATAAGACAACTGTGCATCTGCGCGAATACCACGATTACCAGATGTATTGTCTACGAATGCTAAGTAATATGTTGAATTGTCTGTTGTATTGGTAACTGCTACATTGGTTGTATTTGTTGCTGAAGTTGCAGAGGTTGCCGATGTTGCCGTATTGGCAGTTGCTGCAACACTTGCAAATGACGATGTAACGGCATATGACGCAGATGTTGCAGTAGTCGCACTATTCGCATTAGTTGCTTGGTTGGCAGAACTTGCAAAGTCTGCGGTAGATGCGTTCAGTGCATATGACGAACTTAATGCATAAGATGCCGATGTAGCCGTAATTGCCGATGTCGCAGATGTTGCAGAGGTTGCAGTATTTGCCGTCAATGCATTTGTAGCAAATGAAGCAGAAGTTGCATTAGATGCAGATGTGGCAGAAGTCGCGGTAGATGCGTTACCTGTAATGTTAGCAACTGTAAGTGTATTGGTAGACGGATTGTAAATTAAATTAGTTGTATCTGCATCGGTAAATACTCTACGATTACCCAATGTATTATCAGTAAAGGTAACAAAGAATGTACCATTTTCACCAGAACTAGTAACTGCAACATTGGTTGTATTGGTTGCGGTTGTTGCAGTCGTAGCATTTGCTGCCGTTGCTACAAACGAAGCTGTAGTTGCAAATGATGAAGTGACTGCATACGATGCCGATGTTGCGCTCAATGCGCTATTTGCATTAGTTGCTTGATTGGCTGATGATGCAAAGTCAGCGGTAGATGCGTTTAATGCATAAGAAGATGATAGTGCATAAGACGCTGATGTTGCAGTTGTTGCTACCGTTGCTCTGGAAGCTGTACCTACGATATTAGCAACAGTTAATGTATTGATAGATGGATTGTAAATTAAATTGTTTGTATCTGAATCGGTGAATATAGGACGATTACCAGAGGTATTGTCAGTAAATGTGACATAGAATGTATTAAGGTCATCAGAACCAGTGACCGCAACATTGGCTGTATTTGTTGCATTGGTAGCCGATGTTGCCGTTGCCGCTGTTGCCACAAATGATGCCGTTGTAGCAAATGACGAAGACAATGCGTATGACGCAGATGTTGCACTTAATGCACTATTGGCATTGGTTGCTTGATTTGCAGAACTTGCAAAGTCCGCAGTTGAAGCATTTGATGCAAACGATGCACTTGTTACAAATGATGCGGTAGTAGCACGACTTGCAGTACCAATAAGACTTCCAGAAAAAGTTGGTGCAATTAATATGCCACTACCAAGTTGATATTTTAATGCCGGTGTACCACCTGAAGTATCAAAATATAATTTTTGTTCACCACCACTATCATCGGCAAATACAAAATATCGTGTAGAAGGACCAGCATCACCAAATAGTTGTATAACCGATGAAGTAACTGCATTTCTTGCATTTGTAGCAAAAGATGCACTTCTTGCAAAAGATGAAGTGGTTGCAAACGATGAACTTAGTGCGTAGGATGCAGAAGTTACACTTCCTAACAATATACTTGCCGTAGCAGCATTAGTTGCAAACGATGCGGTTAGTGCATATGAAGCAGATACCGATGACCCACCACCAGAACCACTCGTCAATACCGACCAATCTGATGACCCTGTATTGTATTTGGTATAGAGTACTTCGTTCTGTGCAGAATCACGACGAATATAAAGACTTCCACTTGGTGCATCTAAACCATTTGGTGACCCTTCACCCACAAGGATACAGACACCTGTGATTGGGTCAAGAACTGTGCGTTGTATAATCATAGATTAAAATGGTTGCTTAGGTGAGGCATTAGACCAACTGACAGGGGTACTATATGCACTGGTTGTATATCCCGACTTATTGGCACGAATCCGTGCAGTTCCAACATCGGTGCCTGGTCCTGCATATGGATAACTTAAGGTAAACTCTGTAACATAATTCATATTGCCTAACAAAGTACTTCCACTATAAACTTCACCTTCAAATGTGGTACCTGCTGGATAAGCAGTGGTATTGGTTACAGAGAAATTCAATGTACCACCATCAGTAGTCTGCCATCCAGTAAATGAAATGGTTGGTGTCGTAAGTGTACCACCCGTACTTGTTTGTGTATAGATAATATCGGTTCGTTCACTTTCACCACTACCAGAAACACCAGAATATCTCCAACTATAATTAGTAACTGGTGTTAATCCTGTATGAGAAATTGATTGTGTACCATTTGCTCCTGCCGATACTGCCACATCACTACCATACACTGCATTGTTTAAATAAGTTCTAATAAACAATGGTAGATTGGTACTTGGCATCATTACTTGATTGGTGACCGATGAACTGGTAATGGTGACATTACTTTGTGATACGAATGCATTTGGTGCAACTGCAGTTGTTGAAGTAGCTTGATACAATTTGTATTGTTCAGTTCCACGACGATTGAGTGCATCATATGGAACAAAAGTAACCAAGAGGTAATTGGATGGTTTTGCTATTGGAACAATAATACGACTACGAACATCACTACGATTTAATGGTGATTTATAAAAAGGAATACCAGTAAATTCTACACTATCAACTTGTGGAGCAGACCCAGAACTTTCTTGAATAAAGACTTCTGTGTATTGTGCCGTTGATGATTGGTCAAATGAATATGGAATCGTAATTTGATTACTACTGGATACTACAGTTCCAATGGTAATCGTTGCATAGGCTGGGTCATTGGCATTGATTTGTCGTTCAGAAATATCAATCCCTGTGGTTGATGTAATACGATTAGACCCTGTAGCGGTAAAGTTGATATGTCCTGTTCCCGTATTGAAGTCAGGACGACTAATAGTAAATGTCTTTACTTCACTTGACGATACAAAGAACTCACCAGTTGGAGTGATAGATGGAATATTGATAGAAGTGAATGAGAGATTGATGTATGACCCAGTAGCTGGAGTTTCATCAAAGACTGCCACATTCAATACTGCACTTGAACTATCCGTTGAGATTGGTGTGATAACTGTGCGTAATGTTGGTACTGCTGCACCCGATACCAATGGGGTCAATTCCACCTTATCTACACCATTTCTAAATCCAGATAGGGTACTTTGAAAGACCACATAACTATCGTCGGTAGATGTACCTGTTGGTCTATCAATTGTATAGGTGGTACCCACATTAGAAATGGGTCCAACATTACCAGATGCGATAAGAGAAATTGTTGGTGTTCCAGTACCAACTACGGGTTGATTGACTTCAGGAACAACAATCCATTGTGTTGCATTACTCTGTGATACGACCATCACCAATTGTAATGGTGTTTGATTGAGTAACCACGGTTTTCCTCTCCAATCTATTTGAGGAATTGTGGTAGCAGACCCAGAGATTTCAAAGATATAGGAACTACTGATGAATCCAGGCGCAGTATGCTTGGCTCTGTAAAAATATACATTCTTTGTTAATGGTAAATAATCAATAAAGTATGTACCCGATGTGTCTACATTCTCCAATGTACCAATTTCAGTCCAATTGTTCGGGTCTGCAACTGATGCACTACTATTGGTTCTTTCAATTACAGTAGATGTATCGGCAGGAACATCGGGGTCACGGAATACGACCAATACAACACCAGTTTGTGTCTTTGCCTTATCAATATTCAATTCGTTGATAGCCATAGGATTACCTTGAAATATAAGCGATTAATGCAGCAGGAGCATCCAATTGAGTTCCAGTTCCCGTTGCATTAAAACTTGCGGTGATAAGTGGACTAAATCCTTTATATGGGTCTGCATATCTGACACCGACTGTATGTGTTGAACTTGTGTTCTTATCTAATCCCGTCAATGTGTATGTAGACGAAGATGGAAGTAATTGAATAATAGTCGTAGTTGGAATGCTACCCGATGGTGAGGCTAACTGCACTTCTATTGGGTAGAAGTCATTTGTATTTGACCAATCTATCTCTGCAGACTGTTCGGTGATATTGGTAACCACCAAATTCGTTGGAGCAGTCACATTGGCTAATGTAACTGGACTTGCAACTACATAAGAAGATGGTAATTTAATATCTGCATTAGATGGACTGGTACTTCTTGCACGAATATAGGTGGTCTTACCTTCTGGTAAAGTATCAATACTAAAGGATTGTGTTGTCCCTGTATTGCGTTGTGACTTATAGAATACCCAATCTACACTACTATTGGCAGGTACAGATGACCCACTAGATACGACTGCATATTCCATTTCTAATACAGCAGGTTGACTTACACTAATCTGAAAATCTATTTGATTGTTAACTGAAGAAGAGACAACACCAAAGACAGGTGCAGTCATACTTTGATTGACACCGCTATCTAATAGGGTAAAATCAATTTGTATTCCATTCAAATTCTTTTGTATAACTTGATAGATTCTTGTTCCACCACGGGTATGTAATGCTTGGTTAGGTAATACATCCACATCTACCAATACGAAGTCACCGACCTTTAATGCGGCCGTTGTCACATTGCGTACACAAGACAATTGAACCATTGGATTACCAAATTGGTTTCTATCAAAATACTTTTTCAAATATCCAACGGCACGACCTTGTGTATAGACATCGGTAGGTATATTACCTGTCATTCCACCAATACTGAATGAATAGATGTCATTGTTCAATCCACGCAATCCATTAAAATCTAATTGTTCTATTTTTATAGATGGGTCAATAACATCGGTAAGTGCATAAATGATAGGAAACTTTTGTTCAATCGTTGGATTGGTTTCTCCTTCACTTTGTGCAGCTGATAATGTATCTCTCGTATATGTCTTAAGATTTTCTATATAATACATTCCACCTACAGCCAATATAGGTTCACTGGTATTCCATGTTTGTTCTGTTCCAGCGATTACAGAGGTATCATCTAATGTAGACAATCCTGCCGATGATGTAGGAATATATGTTGAGAATAGACGGAATGCAGATTGTGGAACTCCACCAATTGTTTGTGGTTCAAAAGTATATCCCAATCCAAATGGCTTACAGATATACTTTTCAATAAATTCTGCTGCTTCCATACTTTCTTCTATTCTATAGACCATCTTTTCCAATGGTCGTGCTACTTCTAATGTATTAATAGATGCTGTATCAAATGGAATGGTAAGTTGTGGATTACTCTTTGGGAAATAACTACCAGTTAAGATATCGCGTAAGACTTGATATGGTGTTGCATTGATGAATAGGGTACCCTTGACTTGTTCATTGTCTAATAACGAATACAACCAAATCTTGGGTATGTCTGTACCAAATGTTTGTGTTGGAATAGACCCAATACTACTATATCGTGGGTCCAATGTATCCAATTCGGCAATATGAATCTTTTGTATTTGTTGTAATGTCTTATCACGATTTGCATTGGATGGAGTTTGTAGGATGTCTACTCCATAGTAGTAATATGACCCACTAATTTCAATACGAGCGCGTAATGGTTGTTGACCAGATGCAACATCGTATTGTAATCCAGCACTTGTATTGAATTTATTTCCGTATGACCAAAAGTTTTGTGGGTCTTGTACTGATAGATTGAATAGTGTTAACCAACGGTCATATCGTAATTGTGTATTGGCATTGGCAGCAACTTCTGCTTTCTCAACAAGAAATGGTACACTTTGTGGTAATGCCGATTGACTATCTGGCATTTCTAATTTGTCTAATAGACCTAATGGTAATACAGACTTATAGACAGCTGAAGTACTAGTTGCTTCTGTCGTAAAGAGTTTTTGTTTAAGTAATTCTAGATTGTCCCCAATCTCTATATTATAAGTTAATTTAGAAGAGAGGTCAAACTTATTGACACGACCACAGAAAAAGAGACTCCAGGTGGACCCACCATCGGTACTTTCTTCAATAATAGCTTTTTTTCCAATAATACTTAACCGACCACTACTATCACCAATAAATGCAGATGCCCATCGTGTTGCATTACTAGTTGCTTGTGTTCGGGCGTCTAGGATTTCTACACTATATGCACCTACAGAGGAACGACCACTCTTAATATCAAATTCACCATTTTGACCACGGGGTAATCGCATATAGGGTGTATATCCAGCCAAACTACCAGAACTTAATGTGGTAATTTGAAATGGTTCGCTATGTGATGAGCCTGAAACTGGTGTAAGAGAAGTGGAACCCGAAGTGAAAGCGGTTCCATTGATGATTCTCATTCTATATGCTAACTGCATTTTAGTATCCGTCGTAAGAAGTTGTATTATTTCTCATTACAATACGAATGGTACGGGTACCATCTGGTTCAAGTGCATGTGCACCAGTAATAGGTTCTACTAAATACGAAGTGACATAGCTAACATCATCCTTATTTGGATACCAACGGAATTGATTCTTTTGTCGTGCCCATTCTAGGAATGCACGAACGCCTGTAGTTCCATCCCATCCAGTTTGTGTTGGATTTGTTCCATTGGATGTTGGTATCCAACGAATGTCACCTTCTAAAATATAATTTGTATTGATGACCCAGGCATCTTCAGTTCCACTTTCTACCTGTAAGAATTGTGACCCATCAAAGGCACTACTATATGATGCCCAATTGTCTAATGGATATCCAATGTTCAATGTATTAGCGAAACTAGCTCCCCAAACTATTTTTGGTATTCTATAGATTCCCATGTTACATACCTACGGTAGAAATTTTAACTCGTCTATTTGATACAGTTTCCATTGCGGAAACGAATGAGCGTTGTGTATCTGGATTGCTCATATCTAACAATCCACCTTGAACCACAATGGTCAATGGTTGTGTGGTACTAAAGTTACTTCGTCCAAGTTGACTATTGTTGAATGCTCCACCATTTGCTCCAATACCACCAGCTCCTGCTCCACCAACGGCTCGTGCTGCGACACCTGCGGCCGCTGCTGCGGCAAAGTGTTGTGCTGCGGACTTGAAGAATCCAGACGCACTGAATGCAGTTAGTGGGTTAGCTGCTGCGGCAAATCCTTTACCTAATGAACTCAACCCTTCAACAAGGTTCTGTTGTCCTAATGCTTTTAAGATACCAGCGATAGCATTTCGTGCCCCTTGACCAAATGCTTTAAATGCATTCTCACCAGTAAAGATACCTTCAACCATTTTATCAAATCCATCAGAGATACCAAATATAATTGGTTCAATGGTTTTCATTCTATTTTCTGCATTTTCCGTTGCTTTTTTAGCAATCTCATTATCTTTTTCTAGTCCGGCGTTTACTGCATCGGTCAATCTGTTTATATCATTGATAATTAAATCGCTAATTACTTGTCTTGCTTGGTCACGGGCAGATTGCAAATCTTCAAATTGTTTCATTTGTACTTCAAATAAAGCATCTTGAATACGCTTATTAAATGCTATAACGCGTTCCGCTTCTTTCTGTGCAGCTTTTACTCGTTCTTCTGCTAGTTTCTTAGCATCTTCTGTTCGTTTAGCTTCTGCCTTTGCTAAATCATTTATTGCTTGTTGTTGTGCCGTAACAGCTCTTACTACATTTGCTTCTAATTGTGTAATAGTAGATTGGTCTTTACCAGTTTGACGAGCTACGGTCAATGCAGCCTGTGCTCTTTGTACTCTTATTCCAGTTTGTTTTACTTTTTCTTCTAGTTGACGACCAAGTTGTTCAGCTCGTACTAATGCTCGTTCTTGTTGTGCATCAAATAATGCTTCATCAGCCGATGCGGCTTTTCTTGCGGCATCGGTTGTAGATTTTAATATGTCAGTAGTAATTCTTGCATTTGCTTGTGCGTTACTTTCACCAAATCCAAAGAATTGTCCATCACTACCTAACCAAAATGCTCTCCAAGCAGAGTTTGATTTTTCTTCTAAGTCTTTTAATTCATTTAATAAACTATTTAATTGAAATTGTTGTGATGTTCCATTTAAATCTGCTATAGCTTTGGCTAAATCTTGTGTTATCTTCTTTGATTTTTCGGCACTGTCATAGTAACTCTTACCAATCATCACCATCGCACCAATACCAGCGAGATATGCAGCACCAGTCAATCCACCAGGCGCAAAATCTGCTAATGCATCGGCAACACGACCTAATGGGCCAGGTAATGATGCTGCTTGAGCACCCATGCCTCGTAGTGCATTGTCTAATTTATTTATTCCACGACTATTGGTTTCAACGGATACACGCATCCGTTCAAAAGCACCAGAAATTCCTTTTAACTCTGCTGATGCTTTATCTCTTACGCCAATTTCTACTTCTGTCTTTTGTGCCATATGCTAGTTCCTTATGATTGCTTTACACCATAGGTGGCAAGTTTTTGTAGTTCAGAGAACCGTTTTTTAATCTGTGGAGTGGAAAGTCCTTGTGACATTGCGTTACCTTCCATTACAACAAAGACTTCTTTGGCTTCTATTGCAGGTATTTGCTGTGAGAGATAGTAGAAGTGCCAGTATCCGATGTCCCCATCTTTGAATGTATCATTTCCATAATACCACAGAAACAAGGAAATATCGTAATACAGTTCGCGTTCTAGTACCTTTTTATGAGAAGGCCTGACACGCTTGTATGCTTCATCAAACGGGTCAGGTTCCTTTTCATCTGCTACTTCGTCTGCAACAAAAAAACATCAACGAGTTTGGTAATAAATTCATTATCAGCGTTTAGGACATCATCCACTGGTAACTCCAATGCTCTCGCAAGTTTTTCTATTGCTGCGATGTATGCGTTTTCTTTTTCGTCAATAGATAACCCATCAGAAAAACTATTTCGTAATTCGCGTTGAATTGCGATATAATTCTTAAAACTTAATGGTTTGACCATATAGGTTGTACCATTTAATTCAACTTTGATGGGTTCTGTTGCCTTAATAAAGCGTTCTACAGACATAGTAAACTCCTATAGGAATTAGTTAAAAGGTATTTTTAGTTGTATGTAATCGTAATATCGTTTGCCCCGTTTAATGACGATGGCTTGATTGTTAATTCACTGGTTGAGACTGCACCATCTTCTCCATTACTGATACCGATGATTTGGCAAGTTGGTAATGATACGGTGAATCTATTACCTGTGGTTGAACCAATGGTGAATGATGTTGCGAATTGTGTTCCATTGCGTTGTAATTCGTAGATATCAAATGAAGCACTTTCTGGTGTTTCAATAGTGGTTACGAATGTCATATCACGACGAGCACTTGCAAATCCTGCGTGTGCATCGGTTTGGTTAATATTGACTCTTGGATTGATTTCACGACCAAGAGTTAAAGTAAATCCACGGACGATTGGACTGAATGACCCAAGGGTTAATCCAATGTTTTCTGTCTTTGGTGGAATGGTTGTATTGTAGGTGATACTTGCTACACTATTGTCAATGACTGAACCAGAAACAAGACCAGACATATCAAAGGTGTATTGTGCTGGACTTGCACCATCACTTGCTAATGTAAAGGTACCGATAGTACCAACTGCAATATATTGTTCACCACGGGCAAACATCTTAATTGCTGCACTACTATCTGCATTTCCTACTGCTTCTGGTTGGTAGGTCCATGCTCCACCTGAATATGATGCAGAGAAGCCAGATGCTTGTAGTAATGCGTGAACATCTGGTGGAGTGGTTGATGTTGAACTATATGCAGAACCACTGCCTCGTGCTTCCATAACAAGGTTGATTTCTGCGAAACGGCCTGTTGGTGATACGAAAGGTTGTGCACCAGCAGTTGATGGTGAATTTGGACGAGCACCATCGTTGACATAATTGATGGTTAGCGTTGGTAATTCACTAACTTGGACGGCGTGGGTCGTAGTATTAAAAGCACTTGCAGTTCCATAGGTTGCTTCTTTTTGTGCGAGAACGCCGTATCCAATAACGGATTTAAAACTCATGTTGTTCTCCTATTACTAAGGGTTTGTATCTCGTACTCTAAAAGTAATGATTAGAGAAGAGAGGATGTTTACATCTTGGTCTTGATTTACTACGCGTGGTGTTTGACGAATAGTGGACATTTCAATAATTTGAATGTCTCCATCAACACGAGCTGCCGCGTTCTCGTTTTTACTCCATTGTCTTAAACTTTGCATTACACACGAAAGTGTCTTATACCCACGGTCAGTTCCCGTATGTGCTGCAACGATTTTGTCCCAATACGATACTGCCAATGTGATTTCTACATCACGGATAGATGTTCGTACTTCTGGCATTAAGAAATTGACATCTTCTGCCAACGAAATCATCAATACGGGAAATAGGTCGGGTGTTCCACCGACTGTCATCCAGTAATCTGTAGTTTCTGCATACACATCCGCTATAGTTGGTAAACTACCACTGGTCAAATACACATTAACCCCATAGGTTGGGTTCTTTAATGCGGTCTTAACCATGTCAATTGTTTCAGAAATCATTAGCAAGTACCTGGTGTGTCACATTCACTATTGAATGCATTTATCTTTGTTAGATATATCTCACAGTTTTCCCCATCTCCAGTTAAGAGAATATGACGAACTGTATATTGTTGATTGTCAATTTGTATTGTCTTTTGTTCATCCTTTGGAATACGAGTTGCAATATCCCGAAGAACAGTCAATCTAAATAAGTTATCTACCCATTGTACCCCGCGGTCATCTTGAATTAATTGACTTTCTTGGTCCAAAATGCCACGGAAGTAGACAGGTTCGTTATCTAGTACGATACGGCATTCCTGACCCGCTACATTCATCATTCTTTCTAGTCCAAAGTTCCAAAGATTGCTCATGATGTTCTATCTCGGGTTTACGGGTTTGGTATGGTGTTTTTACCACACCTTTATAAATACTCTTGAGGATATCAATAATATTTGTTGATGGGTCCAACGGAACAAATTTTTTCATACTTTATTTTTAAAGACAAAAGGGACGGACGGATATAACCGCCCGCCCCCTTTATCTACTTGGTGTATTAACTAATCAGTGGATTAGTAAGTTACATTTGTCCAGCGTACAAGTGCCTTTGGTTGGCGTGCCACACAATCTGCGAACATTTCAAGATTGAGGACAGTTTGACCAGTTTGTAGCTTGGTGAGGTCATCACGCTTGATTTCAACTGGACCGAAGGTTGCTGCAGTTACCTTACTGAAGTCACCGAACATAATGGTCTTGCGACTTGCGATAACTTCTGGGAGGTATCCAGTGCGAACAACTGGGTGACTTGCTTGGATGACATCAAGGATACTCATGCCAGAACCAGCACCGAATGCTTGGGTTGAGAACATTTGTGAGTATACAGTGTGGTCAGCGACGAATTGTGCGTTTGCGAGGTTTGCATTTTGTGCTGCAACTTCGGTAATCATTGCACTTGCTGATGCCAATGCCATTGAACCAGTGAGACTCAATGCGGTGATGTTGGTATCACGGGAAAGACCAGTGATTGCGTTGGTGCCACTTCCACCCCAGCATTGTGCGTCAAATACACGAACTGATTCTGCAAGAAGGTCGTTGTAGAGTTCTGCTTCAAAGTCGTATGTGCCGTTCAAGCGGGTCATCAAGTTACTGAAGACATAGCGAGCTGCGATACGATTTGGAGTCCAGTTCTTGATACCAACAGTTACTTCGTTGTCTGCGATTGAAGCAGTTTCGGTAAGTGAAGCTGTTGCTACGGTTGGAACTGAGAAGTAAGGCATTGAAGCGACATCGTTCAATGAAAGAACTTGACCACCTACGCGAGAAAGAAGTGCACCTTCACGGAGAGCTTCTTCAAAGGTCAAGAATTCCTTACCAACTGCATATTGACCAGTATTACTGTATGCAGTTCCTGCACGGGTGTTGAAACTACTGCGAATCATTGCTACATCGGTTGGGATGTAGAGTGTTCCTGGTGTTACAGTGCGACCAGTTGCACGGGCTTGGTCAATACCGCGTTCTGCGAGTTCACTGTTGTTGCCTTGTAACCAAGACTTAACAGCTGATGCGAATTCAGGCTTGTCTGAACTCTTTACATGGATTGCTGGACCAGCCTTCTTTGCATTAGAGCGTGAATCAAGGATTTCTAATGCGACTTCTTCTGCAGTACGACCTTCCTTAATCCAGGTTGGAAGTTCTGCACTCTTTTCGTACTTAGCTGCTAATTCAGCAAGACGAACGGTGTTGTCGGCCCCTACGGAGCCATTGCTTACATTGCTCATTTTATCTCCTGTGTTTGAGCGTGAGTTGGCTTTTGGAGCCGATTTCTTTCCTGCCTTTCCTTCTAACATCTGTTCTTCTTCTTGTGATGCTTCACCATCAATTGATTCGTATGAATCATATTCCTTTGATGGAACTTTATCGCCCATTTCGTCATAGGTCTTTTCAACTTCCATACCTTCTTCCATGACTTCTTCGGCAATTTCTGTGGATACTGCTTCCATTTCTTCTTCAGAATGACCCATAGCTTCTACTTGATTGTTTACTGCTTCTGAGATTTCTTCAAGTAATGCGGTCATATCTTCAACAGAAAGAGATGGAAGCATCTCCATTACAGCTGCTAAATCTCTTTTCTTCATATCTGTATCCTCATTTGGTTGTTCTTCACTGCGTCCAATTCCTGCCTTAATATAATCTGCTGGTGTGGTTACTACTGATACTTCATATAGTGTCCAACGAGTAGCGATGTATTGTGGAATTCCATCAATGTCTTCACCTTCTGCCATTTCGTTGATTTCGTATCCAATACTAATTGAACGAAGGATACCATCCAAAATATCAGCGGATACTTGACGAGCAAAATCTGAGTTCTTACTTAAACGAACAACTGCACGCAATTGACCATTATCTAATCTAACACTTTCTACGATACCAATGTATTCGTCATTGTTATGATTGTATAATAACGGACAAGAACCTGCAGCTACTCTACTATAATCAATTGCTTCTTCTGTGTGGAGTAATGTTTCATACCCAAAGTTACGACGATAGGGAATATCACTACTTGCTGCCAATTCAATCACCAACCCCGTTTCTGTATCTTGGGGTTGACGAATTTCTACACTACGATGGCAACGACTATTAATCTTTGGTAATGTCTTCATATGTAATAAATAGTGTTAATTTCTGAAGAAACTATTTTTTAGTCCAACCCAGCTTGTTCATCAGCTGCGATGACTTCTTGTGCACTGACCGCATCTGGACTGATATTTGGTTCGTCTGGTGCTTGTATTGTACCAATTGCGACTTGATTTGCGGTATCTTGTGCTTTTGGGTCACCCATACTGACATTGACCCCATACTTCTGAATGTATTCTTCTTCCACTGCTAATTGTTTAATATTTTCGTAGAAGTCACCACCCAATTCCGCACAAACTTGTGTACGGGTGAATAGACCAACATTGATACCTTCAATATAGGCCTTCATATCTTTTGATGGGTCAATCGTGGAATGTCTAGTACCACGGAAGTTGACTTGATAGTAATCTTCTGGATTCATTGATGGAAGCTTTAATGAACCATATAACATTGCGGTTTCTAACCACTTCTTATAAACTACCATATGGAAACTCTTAATTAACCAACGCTGAATTTGTTGGAAATGTTCCCGTTCAACTAAAGAACTGAAACGAACATTGGCACTATTGCCTTGGCTCATGTCAGCACTTAATGTAGAATAAGAAATAAACAACCCAGCAGCAATACTCTTAAGATATGCATTGACAGTTTGTTCAAACTGTTGGGTTGGGAAATTAAGATTAAGGGCTTGTAAACTCTTACCATGGTCTAGTTCTAAAATTTGACTATATGCCAAATTGATTTCTGGTCGCTTGAATTGTGGACTTTGTAATCCACTAACTGCCACATCATCTGCTCCTACCACATCTGGTTCACTATTGGTCATAACCAATGGTGTCGTTGCTGCAATAGAACATGCTTGTAAGTGAACTTCTAAGAATTGATTCAAACGAGATACAGTATTCAAGACTGCGGTAGTCCACGGAAGTGCACGGACTGCGCCTGGAACACTATTGTCAAAGATGTGAATGATTTCTTCTGCGGGAATGCGTTCACGAACCCGTGGTGCCATATTGATGTCTGCTGGTAAACGATTCCATACATGGTATGCAACTGGACGACCACGACCATCAAATTCAATACCCATAATGATAACGCGTTGACTTTCTGGATTACCCTTACTATCCAATACTGTATTGTAGTTCACATCCAAGAGGGTTGGGTCTAATACTTGTAATGCAAACCCGTACTTGTTTACTGACTTACCAGTAATCATGCGAACAAGACCTTCACCATCGCGTGCTAATGTACGAACGAGTAATTGTTCTACTTCGTTGAATGATGATAAGGTATCGTAGGTTGCTTCTTCTGACCAATCATTCCATGCACGACGAATTTGTGCATTGGTGCGTTCTGCGAGTTTACCATTACTATTGGTAATGACTGGTTCAATCTTTAATCCATCTTGACCAACGACAAATACAGAAATGACTTCTTGGTATCGTTGAAGGAATGGGTCAATCCCTACAAGATAACGAGAAAGGTCACGGGTGCGTTCTAATGTATTTAAAAGGTCTTTGTTGACCGAAGCATAGACACCACGACTATATGCGAAATGTAATGATGGTGCTGGGAGATGTGCTTTTTGTAAGTTGGTCTTACTTTGGTTGACGATTGGAGTAGACTTGGCTACTGCTTTTCTACCAAAGAGAAAATCGGTAAATCTACTCATACAATCACCTCAATTTGTTTAATACCAGAATATCCATTCTTTGCATTGATTAACATTTGCTTTTCCTTATTCCAGAATGCTCGTTCAATGAGAAGTTCACGACGATTCATCATAGAAATGGAACGACCTGCAATACTGATACTTTCTGCTGCTTCACCTGTTGACAATTGATTGAGTAATGCCTTCTCAATAAGGTCTAACATACGAACACAGATAGCTTCTTTAGATACTGCGGTGGCTGGATTTTGATATACATTCAATGTACCGACTTCTGCGGTATACGATACAGACCCACTAGATACACGAACAGAATAATTGTAGACACCAGCTTTGAGATATGCACTTCCACTTGGAGCAAGTGAGAAGAGATATGCATTGTCTATGTGGTCATCTGGGTTGTTTGTTGGTGTTGATGCGACCCCAGTAATAGAAAGTAGGGATGGGCCATTAATATAGAGAACAGAACTAGTATAGTCTGAACTTAAATAATCACTATAGGTTACGGTGAAATTGACACTATCACCAGCATAAAAAGATTCAATTGCCATAGTTTTCCCTAGAAGGTTCTTATATAAATAGAGAATAATTGATAAAAATTAAGAAAAAATGAACGGAAACAATTAATATCGTCGGAACACACTAAATCCAGTATTCTTTGAATTGTGTAATCGTACACCAGGTCTGAATTGTGCTGCTTGTGGTTGTTCTGGAGTTCCTTCTTTAACCTTAACATCTTCTGGGTCTGGTGTCAAGAGTGAAACCTTTGTAGCCAATTCATCTAACTTACGAAAGACTTCTGGACCCAATGCCATCAATGCGGCATATGCGTATACGAAACAGTCTAGTGCTTCCACTCGGTCACGCATTGCTTTCCAACTACCGATTCGTCGTGCTCCTTTGTATTCGTATACTTTCTTCTCACCTGTGAATTGATACAAGGTTTCTTTATCTAAGAATCGTTCTTGGTCTAATCGTTTAGGATATGCAACTGGTAAGTGAACATAGTTTTCACCAGCGTCTGGATTGTTGAACAATTGTGCGATATGGTCTTTCGCAGGATTGACACCAACACGGAAATAGGTTTGACCACTTTCTTTATAGAACTTTGCTTGTCGTTCCAATATCCCCGATGTATAATTCGCATCACCTTTGACTGCCATAATGGTTCTATTGGCATGGTCTAATGTCTTTAAGTCACGAACATATCGTGCGACTCTATTCGCATTGTACCCAGAGTCAATTGCAATTGCACGAATACCAATCTTTGCCCCAGATAGTGTCTGGTATCGTTCATTTAATAAGAAATGACTTAACTGTTCAAATACATTATTCTTTTGGGTATCCCCTTCAAATAGTCTAAAATCAATCAGGTAACATTCGTCTGATTTACCGAACCCCCAGACATATGCTTCAATACGATTTTGTTGTATGTCAACTCCACAAGTTAAAACACCTACTCCATTACATTGTTCTGTCTTGGTAGGGACTTCTGCGTTGTATATCTCCAATCGTTCACCTAACTTATTCGCACCAATATATTCTTCTATTAACTGGAATGACTTTGCCAATCTGGAATTCATAAAGACTTGTAACTTATGTCTGTTCTTTCCAATACTGGTCCATTCTGCGACCAACTCTGCCCAAGTCATATTGACCGAATACAATGCATTCAAGAAGAATCCTGCGACTTTACTATCGGCATTGTGTCTGACCCATTCTCCACCTAATACCATTTGGTATTTCTCACTTTCGGTCATACCATATGAACATGAACGACAGATATACTTTGGATTGGTTGGGTTTTCTTTATAACTGAGTTGTTCCCATTGTAGTGTTTGTTTATGACCACAACTTGGACATGGAACATAGTAATGTCGTTGGTCAGATTCCTTAAATTTCTTTTCTATTGCAGAGAAGTCGGTAACTGTTGGTGTAGATGCATAAATGCGTTTTGCCTTATGTTGGAATGTCGTAGTACGAATAGAGGCAAGGTCAATCACATCACCATCTTTACCAGCACTCTCAGGATATCTGTCTATTTCATCGGCAAACAATACACGAATCGTCTTACCATGCAAACCAGAACTATTCTGACCACCTACGAATGTCATTGTTCCACCAACATAGCGTTTGGATAATGTCGTATTCCCACCTTCTCTGGTGAACTTCTCTTTGACCAATTCTCGTAAGGCAGGTACATCGCGTAACATTGGGTCAATATCATTATTACTAAACTGTTTCGCAATAGTCTCTGTTGGTAATAACCACAAGATAGGAGAAGGAGACTGATGCATAAAGTATCCATTCGTTGCCATCATCGTCACCGTTTTCCCAACACGGGCAGAAGTCATAAAGACAATATCTTTATATTCTTCGCCACATGCAATATCTAACATTTCCTTTTGCCACGGCATGCGTTCCCAACGATATTTACCAGGTTCAGCACTATTCTCTGCCGATAATTGAAAGTGTAGGTTTGCCCATTCACTCCCACTTAACTTTGGTCTAGACTTTAGGATTTGTCTGGTCAGTCCATTGATAGCAGTCTTAAATCGTTCAATACTTTCTACACTATCTTCTGGAATATATTCTTCTGGAATAATATCATGTATCATTCGTCTGTATCCTCAGACATATCAATCACATCATCGGTTTCCATTGCCACATCAATTTGTTCATCTGTTGGGACTTCTTCCAATTCTACTTGAAAGTCTTGGAGTGAACTGAGTTGGTCAAAGAGTACATCCAATTGTTTGGCTAACATCTTCTGACTATCTTCTACTGTCTTAAGTCCGACGAGATATGGTGCCCATACGGAATCAATTGTCGTTAGGACATTTCTAATTTGTTCTAGACGATTGGACATTAACTTCTCTGCATCTTCTGCACGCATAGTTACCCCCAACTCTCTGAGGGCAGCATTCTTCTGTCGTATCATCTTCCAGAATTGCAGATTCTCTTGTGGTGTTCCTGAACTTTTCGGCATCTGCTTCTTCAACAGATATTCTACCGATACTTCAATGAACTTATGGATACATTCTTTCAGGTCATATTTTCCAAATGATACTGGAGTGAATACACCTTGATTTTGAAAACTACTGACCTTTGCAGGTGGGATACCTAAAATTTCAGCAAGTTCTATGCGACTTACAATCATATGTGACCTTCCCTATTAAATAATATT